TGCTTGGCAATGCGTTCGGCCGTACCGCCTGCGTCCTGCAGTTCACCGGTCATCTCGCGCAATGCGTCAGAACCCCGCGAGAGAAGTACCTGCATGGCTGGCCCGCCTCGATCACCGAAGATCTCCATAGCGCGCGCAGACGAGAGTCCCGTGCGTTCCAGGTCGGTCATAATATCGGCAAGCGATCGCATCCGCCCGGACGAGTCGTAAACCTCAACGCCCAGCTTGTCGGCCTCACGGGAGAGGGTCGTCAGGATCCGCCTCAGTCCGGTTCCGGCCATTGACGCCTGCATGCCCGCATCAGAAAGGAACCCAACGGCCGCGGCCGTCTCCTCGAACTGCACGCCGAAGCCGGACGCGACCGGACCGACCATCTTCATGGCCTCGCCCAGCTGCGAGAGGTCGGTATTGGATGAGGTGAACGACTTGGCCAGAACATCGACTGCCCCGGAAAGCTCCGAAGCGTCCATGTTGAACCCGGCCATGATATTGGATGCGATATCGGCTGATTGCGCCATATCAAGCTGTGCCGCCGCGGCCAGGTTCAGTACGGCAGGCATGGCCGTCATCGTCTGGTTGACATCGAATCCGGCCATAGATAGGAACGACATCGCATCGGCCGCTTGGGAGGCAGAGAACTGTGTCGTGGCGCCCAGCTCGCGGGCCAGCTCGGTCATCTGCTGCAGCTGCGATCCGGTCGCTCCGGAGATGGCAGCCACGCGGTTCATAGATGCCTCGAAGTTGCCCGCCGTCCGTAGCGCCAGTGCGCCGAAGCCGACCAGGGGCAGGGTCAGGCGCTTGGTCAGCGTCGAGCCGGTCGACTGCATCGACTTGCCGATCTTGCTGAACTCATCGGCAATGACCCTGGTGGTCTGCTCGCCTGATTTCTTAGCCTGATCGAGCCGTTTATTGAACTCCCTCGGGTCAGCAGTAAGCTTGGCGGCTATTTCTCCAACCAGAAACGACATAGGTTACAGCTCATAGTGCGGGCTGACCGCGTTACGATTTGTCTTATCCCGCAGGAAGTCGCCAAAGGCGCATTCAGGGGGTAAGTGTGCAAGCAGTGTCATGAACCGTCGGTGGCTCATCCCTTCGCGGAAGACGGCTCGGTTGACGTCGATTCCGTAGAATCGCTGGAAGTCGGCCTCGATCGCTCCCCATCCCCAGATGACGACGCGGGCGTCTTCTTTTTTTTTGTCTCGCCATCCACATCGAAGCCGAACCAGCGGTTGATGATCGGGTTCATCAGCTTCTGGTTAGCCATGCGGACATTGACCCAGTTCGATTCCTCCGATGCCTTATTGAGCTTGTCGGCGAACTCCTCTCCGAACAGGCGGCGCATGATCTCGATGTCGCCCTCCATCGAAGGGTCGCCATCGAAGCGAAGGATCATCAGGCGAAACCATTCCGGCGGGGTGTCAGGGATCTTGTACTCCTTGCCCTCCCACCGGACGGTGATGGCGCGCTGCTTCTCCTCCTCAATGGCCGCATCGAAGTCGATGACAAGCTCTTGGGACTGTCTTTCGGCTTCTTGCTGTACGGCCTTTTCAAGCTTCTCGCGGTTGGTCATCAGGCTGTAACCTCGGTCTTGCTGTTGACGCGGAAGGTGGCACTGAACTTCTCAGTCGCCTCGCCCTTGTCGCCTGTGCGGGTGAAATTGGTGAAGTGGCCGGTCAGGTCGTATCCCGTGTCGTCCTCATAGCGGTATTCAAGGGTTACCTCGGATCCGGTTTCGGCGGCCGTCTCGGCGGCAACCTGGCCGTCGTCATCGACTACCGCGATACCGTTGATCGATGCCGTTTTGCCGACGGATTGCGCCAGGTACTGCTCGGAGATGATCGGCGGATCTCCGACCGTGTCCTCAAGGCCGGCCACCTCCTCCTCGGAGATCTCGCTGGCGATTTCATAGCCCAGAATGGCGGCTATCGCGTCGGTTCCAATCGTGGCGGTGAAGCCTGCTACTTTTCGTCTTGCCATAGTTATAGGGGTGTTCTGTGGATGTTTTGACCGATGCTACAGTCGTGGGTGTAGTGAATCGAGTAGACTGCCCGACCCTTCTCGTCATTCTCGACGAAAGCCGGTGAAGTCTGGATATGGGTATCAAGAATGTGGATACCGTCATACTCCCCGGAGAGACTTGTGACGGCACGGTGAATCTCTAATGTCTTGGCCTTGGCCCACCTGAAGGATCCCCTGATGAGCCATTGCGACCCGAAGCTGTCCGCATCCATCGAGTGCATCTCGGGAGTGACCACGCCCGGTTCGTCGTAGATGCAGATCGCGTTATCAGGGCCGTCCGGCATCATCCGCACGAACAGGTCCTGGCCGAAGACGCCAATACCTTGCGTCTCCGCATAGTCTTTCAGTCCGGTGCTCAGCATAATTCAAGCAGTTGGGCTTTCGTCAGTGACGGGTCGAAGTTGATACCGTCCGCTTCGAGATAGGCCATGATCTCGGCCTTCGTATTGGCCGTTGTTGGCGTGTCAGCCTCCACGTAAGCCTGCCCGCACCGAACCAACCGCTCGGCCTGTTCCTCACTGGCCGGGATCGGTTCGCCTTTCGGGTAGTAGCTGCCGCGCCAGTGCTGCGAAAAAGATGCTTTTACCATGTCTGCTTACCTGCAATTTGAAGTTGACGCCTGACCTCGCTCGGCCCGACTTGATTCAAGGGGTCTCGCACATAGTTATGCTTGCGCCCTTTCTGGAAGTTGGCTGGCGTTTCATGCCATTTGATCGCATAAGGGACTCTCGGGAAGCCCGTGCCTGCCCCGCCGCCAGCGGAGATGACCACATCGAGCTCGTCCACTGGATTCTGGAAGACATCGACGGTCGCCTGCAGGATCCCCTCATCGTGAGGCACTTCGGCCAGTACTTGCTGCTTGACTGTCTCCCCGGCCCGGACCAGAGCCTTGCCCATCGCCTGACGGGTAGCTCGCTTGAGTAGGTCGCCTTTCCATCGTGTCCAGCTCATCGCAGTACCACCTCCACATGCTCTAAGAGATTGCCGCCAATTGAGTAGAAGGGCATCATATCCGATACCTGATATTCACGATCGTTGTACTCCAGTCGCCACCTTGTGTGCGACGGGTCAATTCGATCATTCCCGCTGATGACGGTCGTCTTGCCGGTGTACTGCTCGCCCTGATCATCGAAAGCGCGCTTCCAGCCGAATACCGGATCGATCTGCACCTCAAAGGAATCGGTTACCGCCTCATCCCCGAAGCCGTCCGTGTCAATGCGCTTTAGCATGGCCGTGGCCGTTTGGAACTGGTCAAATGCCATAGACCGCCTCCCGCGCATCGTAGCCAGTCAGTAGGCGGTTCCATCCGTCCGGCCATGTGCGCCAGTCGGGAGAGGCGCCCCGGTAGGTGACCGATCGCTGACCCTGCCGGATCGATGCGACCGACTCGCTGGTGTAGTTTTGCAGCGTGGCGCTGACCACCTCGGCAATCGTCCGCCTCAGGGCGTCCTTCAACCCTTCGTCGCTATTCTCCGGAGAGTCCTGATCGTAGCCTATCAGCCTGACCAAAAAGCCTCGTGACGGATCGGCTCCATGCTCCCACTTGAAGAAATCAGCATAGGTCGACCTCTTGCGCTGCCGATAGAAGCTGATCACCTCATACTCCACCTTGGAGGCAATCGCATCGAGCTCATCGGAGTCGCGTACCGACTTATGCAGCAGGGCGATGTCGTCAGGTTTGTTCGGGTCGAAGAAGGTCATTGAGTTCGGCTTGGGCTTTTTCGGCGTTCTCCTGTCCCTGAATCCGGCTACCATCAGAGAGGGTGTACCATGATCCAGTCTCGTCTTTGATCGGGTAGGAGGTCCCTTTCGAGACCTCCACCTCAGACCATCCTCTTTTGGAGCGATAGCGCCTGTACATTTCCTTCGTGACAGACACTACCCTCCCGTTCGGGTTGCGGAGCCTCACGATTGCGGCACTTCGATTGTGCCCAGAGCGGTGGGGCGAACGACCTTCTTGCCGTACACATGCAGTCCTTTGACGAAGTCGGAGAATCCGGCTTCGCGGCGCCCGGCCTCCGTCTTAAGGATCTGATCGGCGTAGGTAATGGCGATCGGGTGGCCGAACAGGTAGTGCTTGGTGTCCGGGTCTTCGCCGGTGCCCTCGACGGTAATCAGGTTGTTGGACATGAACACATCGAATCCAGCAGCCCGGCCCATGAAGCCCTCGCGCGCGGTCTGGTCGCCCAAGTCGGAGGCTTTCAGGAAAGCCGGGTCGTTTGACAGGGCCTTGATTCCCGCCGGATCGACAACGATGTATCGCCCCTGATCGGGAACGTCGGATTCCGACAAGAGCCGCCCGGCCTCGGTAAGCTGCTCATAGGCATTCTCATCGGTGAACCCACCTGAGCTGATCACATTGGAGGCGGCGGCTTCGGAGTAGGCTTCGAGAATAAACGTGTCGGCAGCCTTGGCCAGAGAATAGGATGCCTCGCCCATGTATGACTGCATCAAGGGCACATTTGCCTGCGCCTGATCTACGTCGTCGATCAGAAAAGCGAAATACTTCGCCTGGTCGATCTCAAGCGCCTGCGTGGTGGAGGCAAGAGCCTGAAACGTGATATCCGACCCGGTGTAGTCGCCAGTGTTGATTGCGGATGGTGACTGGATGTGAACCGTATCGCCCTCAGAGGTGATTTCCCCCTGATAATTGCGATTGACAAGGGATGTGCCGACAAGCTGATTTTTCAGCGAATAAAGCAATTCTCTTGCCCAAATTTCGGGTATAAAATTGGCTGTACTCATGGAGATAGCGGGTTTGATTGACATTGGATGAGCCTCGTTTGTCAATGCCCGCTGGAAGGCGCCCTGTTTTGACCTGACAGGTAACAGTAGCAGCAAAATGAGCCGGAACGAGTACCGAACTCACGGGTAATGTAATAAAAACTGATACACTGATCAATACCAGTGTATCAGTTGACTGAATTATTCACCGACGGACTTCAGTATCGCCTCCCGGTTCTTAGCGTACTCTTCGTCAGACATGCCCTTGATCTGCTCCGGGGTGAACTTAACAGACCCCCCGCCTCCATCTCCGAATCCAGACCCTCGCTGTCGCTTGTCCTGAAGCAGGTCGGCAAACTTGTCCTTGTTCTCCTCGAAAAACTTCTCTGGGGTGTACTTGCCTCCATCGCCAGTTGGCCGGAATCCGCCTTGTGGGTCTTTGAGTGCCACCGTGCCGTTCTCATCGACGTCAAACATTCCGGCGAATTTCTGAACCACAAACGGATCATCATCGCCAGTGAATGACTTGATATACTGTTCCTGAAACAGGCCGTTGGCGGCTTTGAGGATATGCGATTCGACCATGCCGCGCTTCATCTTTTCAAGCTGAGTCGATAATTTCTCCTTCTCCTCCTGCAACGGCTTGGTCAATTGCTTGGCAGCCTGCGCCTTCCACTCCTCCGGGTCAAAGTCCGGCTTGAGGCCCTTCGGCTTGCCGTCATCGCCGAGCGTGACGTTGTACTTGGAGAAAATGGATTTGTGAAACTCCTGATCGTCCTGCAGGGCGCTCTTCACCTTGTCGCGCTCTTTGGCGAGACGGTCTTTGACGACATTATCAAGCGCCTCTTGCGTGAAGTACCCCTTCGGGACGCTATCCGGGGTGATGAGGGCAAACCCCTCGCCCAGCTTCAACTCGTCGGGCTTCAGTTCGACTTCCTTTCCTTCGATGATTGCTTTAATGCTCATATTTCTGCCTGTTTTTATTGCGGGTTATGTGCCACGACTGGCACTGGTCACAGTGATAGATTCGTTCGGGCCGCTTCGGTATCGTCTTGCTCTGGCGCAATAGATTTAGGGCTGATTCAGCGCCTTTCTTATCGTATCTGCGCTTTCGGCATCTCATATCTGTTCACGACTGTAATCTCTTCGTAGGAACTCATTCGATTTTATGTGGTCGCGCTGTCGGGCTTGCCACTGGCGAACCTTGGCCTTTGCCTTGACCTGCTCCGCCTCGGTCATGGCTGCTGCCTCCCTGCGCTTCCATGCCTTGACCTGACGCTCATTATAGCGCTGCTCCTGCTTGGCCTCGTACTGGTCGCGGTTCTCACGTACGGCCATATCCTCATCAGGTAGCTTATTGATGCCCGGCGTGTATCCGGCCTGCGAGTGCATGCAATTAGCGTGATACAGCCCGCCTGCGATAGCGTCCTGCAACGACGGGAACCGGTCAGATCGCCCCGAAATGGAAAACACCCGGCCCTGATATGGCTCGCACAGATCCGATGTCGGGAAGTGCTGCGATATCTGCACCAGATCCATGCCGTATTCCTGCAATCGGTTCATATTGGCCTGACGCGCCGCGTTACCCGTCTGAGTACGTGCGACCATCTCCGAATAAGAGTCCAGCTTCATGGTGCGGCCATTGCTGTAGCGAATCCCTGTGATGCCCTCATCAGCGAACTGGGTCATGAGCTGGCCGGACATCTCGCGGCGGGTGAATGTGTCCGCATCTCGATAGGCCGACTCGGAAGCCTGCACCGATAGTCGCCTGATCCGATCCTCCTGCTCCCGGACAATCGGTATCCGCGTTGCTTCAAAGTCGCGGTAGGCCGCACCCTGAAAGACTTCGTACATCGTGAAATGCTGCGGGTAATCTGCCAGCAGCTCTCTGGCTTTTGGTGAAATCGGTGAAGGCGGCCCGGACGGCGCCAGTATGCCAGCCTCTGCAAACCTGCCTGCCGATATCGGATTGCCCGACTCCCTGCCGGACCGGTTGCCCTGCTCAATGCCGCGCAAATAGGACGTAGGCAGCGCCTCATCGATCCAGTCGGTCGCCTCATCCAGAAACGACTCGTGCTGGCTCGTGACGGCCCTCGACTCGCTGACGAGGCTCACCACCACGTCCGGATCACTGACAAGGCGCAAAGCGATAGACCGAAGCCGACGGATCAGCCACAGGCTTAATCGCTCGGATCGCTCGACCAGTGGACGGGATAGGTTGGTGAACGCATTCTCGGTCATGGCCCTATAAATGGATCAGGGATCGTCGCGCCCCGCTCGGTATTAATCCGCTCGACCTCCTCTTCAATCTCATCATCGGTCATGCCGGGGTGAAGCAGCTCGACCTTCTTACGGATGCTCATTGAATCCGACACGTTGCGGATCACCTCCGACACCTTGCGCAGCGATTCGGTCTTGTCCTCCGGCTGGAAGTCATCGTTTCGCCTGACAAACGCCTTGCCCCAGCTTGAGGGCTGGTCAGGGAAGTAGACCTGTTCCAGAAGATGCAGGCAGTGATTCTCAAATTCGTCGATCGAAGAGACAAGGAGCGTCAGGAACGCCTCCACGCCGGACCGTGACTCTTGACGTATCTCGGTCGCGGTCACCTGCCTCGCTGCATCGCCATAGGAGCGGAAGGCTGACTCCATGAACGCTTCGGTGTCTTTGTCAAGGATCTGCCCAGCCTCTCCCAGATAGGAGCTGTCAGGCGATTTATAGCCGTGCTCTCCCTGCGTGTCCGGATCTTTGCGAAGTACCCGAAACCCTTTATTAATCTTATCCAGAAACTCTTCGTACTGAGTGCTGTCACCGACGAATTGCAGGAAGGCGAACGACATATTCCGCACCGAAAAGTCGCGGATCGATTTGAAATTGAAGATGTGATTCTGCTTCTGTGCCAGTAGGTAGCCGATGTCTCGCGGCATGGGGATCTCAATCGGAAAGATCGGCAGGATACGCTGCGTTCGGGTCGAATCGGAGTAGTACTCATACGCTCCGCTCCCGGTCACCTCTGGCCCGTCCTCAGATTGCCTGTAGCGCGTCCATCCGTCCAGAGTGTAGAGTACGTACGTGTCGGCCGGCTCAGCCTCGTCCTGAATCGAACTGCGTCCGTCACGCATCTCTCTGACCAGTACTTCGGTCGGCATGCCGGAGGATGGAAACCAGTTCACAACCGACTGCGGATTAAGAACATGGACCGACGCTTCCGAGATGGTCTGGCCCTCATCGCGCGTCACCCCATCGACCAGCCCCCACACCTTGTGCATGACGGTCTGCTTGATGGCCACCTTCTTCATGAGGGGTTGCCAATTCGTTCCCTTGCCGTCAGCGTTGTGCAGGATCTTATAGGCGGTCGAATTGGAATCCCCCGGATCGCCCAGGTCGCCCCATTCGCGCTCGGTCTTATCCGACTTGCCGAACAGGATGCCGTTCAGGCTGTCCACAGCGGTAGGGAAGAGGAGCACCGGGTCGGTAACAGTCAATCGTTCCTTATAGGCCTCATCCGCTTCGGCTTGCTCCTTCTTGGATAGGTAGCTCTGCACCTTACCCTTGCCTGCATATTCGCCCGTATAGTGATCCCATGCGTATTCCCACTGCTTGACGCGGGCCTCGTAATCGGGGTGCTTCAGGTCGAGAAAGCTCATATATTCGCTATTTGTGGTGATAGTGATTTGCGCTCAGCCAGGATCTTCTTTGACAAGGCGTAGCGGCCAGCGTCGATTCCGTGATTATACCTGTCGATCGGCCTGTTCGTCGCATTGCCGTCCTTGTCCTCTTTCCATGTGTAGGATGAAAACTCTTCAATCAGATCCTTGCTCTTCGCATGGACATAGACCGGGTAGCGGTGGATCGCGTCGATACCCTGCCTGATCGAGTCCGGCCCTTTCTCCGCACCCTTCACGTTCCAGCCCGCGCGCTTCAGTTCCTCGATACTCTTCGGCTCGGCAGAGTCGGCAATAATCAGCTCCCTTCGGTCAATCCCAACCCGATCCAGCTCTCTGGCTATGTCGGGGTTCGTCATCCCGGTGCGGTAGATATGCTGCCTCCAGTAGAGCGCCCCGTGAGCGTAGCGGATCTCCACAAAGGCGGTCGGGTCGTTCGTGAATCCAAAGTCCAGCCCGAATACGCGCCACTTGTACTCCTCCGGCCATTCGGTCGTCGTCTTGAAGTCGGGAAATACCAGCCCTTCCAGCCTACCGACCTGACCAAGTCCATACACCTGCCATCGGTACTTATTGGCTGTGCCTCGGGCTATATTTTCCGGCGTCGGCTCATAGGAGAGGATCTTCTCCCTGATGCGCGGGTCGAGGAACCGGTTGTCCTCATAGTTCGATATGACCCACTCCACATCGTCACGGCCTTCAAGATGCTCATGCGCCCAGAATGCAGCGGACGGGTTAAAGTCGATGATCGTCTGCGTCGTCGCCCTCAAGGCCAGCTGCTCATAGATGCCGTACTTGACTCCGTTGGCTTCATTCACGAATAGCCGGGTTCGTTTACCTGACCGCGCGTCGATTTCGTCTTGAAATGACTTGAACTCAATCACTGTGCCGTTGATGCCGGTATAGGTCCGGTCGGTCTTGTTATGGCTGACGATGTACGGCTGCAGCTCATTATTTTCGGCCAAAATGGTTTGCG